TAAGTCTAAAATACTTATGACTCCATGGTTACCTATTGATGTTATAGAGCGTAATGTAGCGCAAGTATACACAACAGATATCTTAACTATAATGACACCAACGAAAGTCATTAAAGAGTATTATCATAAGATGGTTTTTGAATACCATAACGGACCATCTGATTTACCAGAAGTTGAACATCCAGATAACATCTTATTGGAAAATGATTTAATTGATACAGAAGAGTTTTATGATGATTATTTGGATGAAGAAACACAAGACAAACAATCTATTGACGATACACCAGAGACAATACACTAAACATTTATTTAATACATCACAGCGGACATGCCTAATATAACGATATCCTAACGAGTTGTCAATATAAAGTTGAGAAAATATGAAAAAAGTTATAAAGAACTACATCAATAATCCAGATTTTTTACAGGCGTTAATTGACCATAAGAAAAAATGCATTGATGCCGTTGAAGCTGGTAAACCAGAACCTATAGTATCAAACTACATAGGCGAATGTTTTTTGAAGATATCTTTACATCTTGCTCGTAAACCCAACTTTATATCGTATTCGTTTAAAGAAGAAATGATTTCTGATGGAATAGAAAACTGTGTCATGTACTTTAGAAATTTTGATCCAGAAAAATCAAAAAACCCATTTGCGTATTTCACTCAAATAGTTTACTATGCTTTTTTGCGTAGAATTGCTCGTGAAAAGAAACAGCTATACTTAAAATATAAAGCAACCGCACAGTATGGTGTTTTAGATGAGGGTGAAATGTATGAAGATGAATACGGCAATATGCGTCAGTTTGAAATGTTTGATAATATATCTGAGTATATCGAAACGTTTGAAATAAAACGTGCTGAGCAACTGAAAAAGAAAAAGACCAAAGCTAAAGGTTTGGAAGAGTTCTATATTAAGGAAGAATAACGTGGATAATGTGAAAATTGGATTTGTTGCTTCATCTTATGATATGTTTCATGCTGGACATATTATGATGCTAAAAGAAGCTAAAACTCAATGTAACTATTTAATAGTAGGATTACAAACTGACCCGACTATTGATAGACCTGACACCAAGAATAAACCTGTTCAATCATTATTTGAAAGATTTGTTCAACTTCAAGCATGTAAATACATTGACGAAATTGTGCCATACACTACAGAAAAAGAACTGTTAGATATACTATTGTCATACCATATTGATATACGTATTATTGGTGAGGAATATAAAGATGTTCACTTTACAGGAAAAGAACTAGATATTCCTATATACTACAACAAAAGAAAACATAGCTTTTCTACCACAGAACTTAGAAAGCGTGTTATAGATAATGGAAAAAAATAATGCGAATAGCTCTCATAAACGATACTCACGCGGGTGCGCGAGGCGATAATCCCGTATTCAACGAATTCTTTTTCAAGTTTTGGGAAAACACATTCTTTCCCTATCTAAAAGAAAACAACATAACCACTATATGCCACCTTGGCGACGTTGTTGATAGACGTAAGTTTATTAATTTTGTTACGTTAAACTCGTGGAGAAAAAGATTTTTTGACCGTATCCGTGATGAAGGTATCACTATGCACGTCATAGTGGGAAACCACGATGTCACATACAAAAACTCAAATGATATAAACGCAATGCATGAGTTATTCAATCATTACGATAATGTCCACATCTATACTTCACCGAAAGAATTGATATTTGATGAACTTCAAGTTGCTATGGTGCCATGGATAAATTCAGAAAATTATGAAGAGTCGATGAAGTTTCTATCAGACACACCCTCACAAATAGTTTTTGGACATTTTGAGATTGCTGGATTTGAAATGGATAGAGGTAATATTGCTAAAAGCGGTATGAATAAAGAAACTTTCGATAGATTTGATATGGTCATGTCAGGTCACTTCCATTATAAAACAAGTCAAGGACCAATATATTACTTGGGTAATCAGTATGAAATGACATGGGCAGATTATGGTGATGTCAGAGGATTTCATGTGTTCGATACAAAAACACGTGATTTAGATTTTGTGCCTAATCCCAATCATATTTTTTATAAGATAACATACGACGATACTATTCAAGACATCGACTACTGGAAAAACTTTGATTACGTGGGTCATAAAGACACTTATGTAAAAGTTATTATTATCACAAAACAAAATCCATATATATTTGATATGGTGTTGGATAATCTATATAAAGCAGGTGTTTTAGATATATCGATTGTCGAAGACTTCTCTGATGTGATGATAGAAGATGACGATGATATTAACCAAACAGAAGATACAATAACAATATTAAATAAATTCATTGACAACATGAAGTTAGATGTAGATACTGATAAACTCAAAACGCATATGCGAGAACTATATGTTGAAGCTTTAAATTTACAGAGAAACGAATGATAGTTTTTAAAGTATTGAAATTTAAGAATTTTTTGTCTACAGGTAACTACTGGACAGAAATTAATTTAGATAGAACATCACACACACTAGTTGTGGGTAATAATGGTTCTGGCAAGTCTACCATGCTAGATGCTCTGACTTTTACATTGTTTGGAAAAGCTTTTAGAGACATCAATAAACCACAATTACTTAACTCCATAAACATGAAAGATTGTATTGCTGAAGTATTCTTTAATATTGGCAATCAGAGTTATCGAATTGTTCGTGGTCTTAAACCAAACATATTTGAAATTTACTGTGACAATAAACTAGTCAATCAAGACGCTGCGGCAAGAGACTATCAGGAATACCTCGAGAAGTTTATCCTTAAGTTAAACTACAAATCATTTACTCAGATAGTAATTCTGGGTTCTGCGTCATTCGTGCCATTCATGCAATTATCCACAGCAGACAGAAGGTCGATTATTGAGGATTTATTGGACATACAAATTTTCAGTAATATGAACACTGTGTTAAAAGATAATCTTTCAATAAACAAAACAGAAATTGTCGATAACAAGTATACCATAGAAAAGAAAACAGAATCTCTGGAAATACAAGACTCTTATATTAAAAAGAATAGTCGAGACAATGACCATCGAATACAAGAATTAAAAGCGGACATCAATAAATCGATGTTACAAATAGAAACACTCAATAAAAAAACAAATGAAGTATTAGTGGAAATTAAAACTTTACAATCAAAAATACAAAACAAAGTAGAAATTGAAAGTAGCGTTAAGAAACTAAATCAATACGAAGGTCAAATTCAAAATAACCTTAGCACAGCACACAAACACTTATCTTTCTTTAAGACTAGCGATGATTGTCCAACATGTAAGCAAAAAATTGATGTTGATTTTAAAGAAGAGCGAATTAAAGACTTAACAGAAAAGATAGAACAAAATAATAATGGACTTTCTATTGCAGAACAAAAAGCAAAAGAATATCAGAAAAAGCTTGACGTTATTCAAACAACACTAAACGATATACAAAAAAAGCAGATTGTTGTAAATACGAACAACACATCCATATCATCAATCAATTCATACATTACTAGTCTCAATAAACAGATTGCGGATTTTAATACAGTAAAAGAAGATTTGATAAACGAAACAGAAAACTTAAACACATTAAAAGAAGAGTTGAAACAACTTGATATCAAAAAAAGAGAGTTGATAGAAACAAAATCTTATTATGAAGTCGCTTCTACACTATTAAAAGATACAGGAATTAAAACAAGAATTATCAAACAATATATTCCTATTATCAATAAGACTGTTAATAAGTATCTTTCTGCTTTAGATTTTTTCGTGAATTTCACACTAGACGAAACATTCAAAGAAACCATAAAATCTAGGCACAGAGACGATTTTAGCTATGCGTCATTTTCAGAAGGTGAAAAGCAAAGAATTGATATGTCACTAATGTTGACTTGGAGACATATTGCAAAAATGAAAAATTCTACGAATACCAATCTGTTGATACTCGATGAAGTGTTTGACTCATCTCTTGATGCTAACGGCACAGAATATCTAATGAGTATTTTACACTTATTATCAGATACAAATTTGTTTGTAATAAGTCATAAAGGTGATATACTACAAGATAAATTTAGGTCAACGATTCGATTTGAGAAAATTAATAACTTTTCTAGGATGACAAAAAATGAGTGAGTTTTTAACAATAAACACTGGTGGTATAGTTGAGGAAGAGATTGAGGCACTGCCATTGCATGACGAAAACTTTGAGATGTTAAGTAGAGTTATGCCTGAATACAAAGAAACTTTACCTAACTTGGGTATGACTAGACTAGTCAATCGATTAAAGATGACCATGAAACTCCATAATGGATTAGGACTATCTGCTAATCAATGTGGAATAGAGTCGAGAGTTTTTATTATTGGCACAGACCAGTTTCAGATAGCATGCATTAATCCTAAAATAGTAGAATATTCAAAAGAGCTTGACAAAGTAAGAGAAGGTTGTTTATCATACTTAGGAATATTTGTATTTGTGCCTAGACATAAATGGATTCAAGTCGAATACTTAACTCCACAGGGTGAGTTGATTAACGTTCGTATGGAAGGTATTACAGCACAATGCTTTCAACATGAATTAGACCATATGAACGGTATCAAACTTTCTCAGAAAGTTGGTCCTCTTGCGCTAAGTATGGCGAAAAAGAGAAAAGTTAAGTTGATGAAAAAGATTTTAAAAGGTAAATCATAATGGCATCAAAAAAGTTAAAAAACGAAAAAATTATCAATTTGTTTGGTGAAGAAGTGTCCGAACAAGTTCGCTATTTAGACGAAGATAATCCATGGGACGAGTGGAATCAAATGCCAAAATACGAACCATCTGCGCCAGAATGCTTTGCTCAAGTTAAGTTTACATTTAAAAACGACAAAGATGTGGAAGAGTTCGGCAAATTAATGGAAATAAACTTAACTGATAAAACAAAAAGCACTTGGTATCCTAAAAGAGCGATTGATGATTACTCTGGTATCAGATATGTATCAGATTATAACGATGATAACACACCGCAATATCCTATCTACATAGTGTCTAAAGGTAGATTTGAAAAAAGACCGACTTCTGACTCATTATGTAAAATGAAAGTGCCACATTATATTGTGGTAGAAGAACATCAATATGATGATTATGTGTCTAGAGTAGACCAAAAATTTGTTACCGTGATTATACTGGAAAAGAAATATCTAGATGAGTATGATACGTTTGATGACTTAGGAAATACTAAATCTAAGGGTCCTGGTGCAGCTAGAAATTTTGCTTGGGAACACTCAATGAAACTAGGTTTTAAAAGACATTGGGTTATGGATGACAACATTCAAAACTTCTATAGACTTGATGGTTCAAAGAGAACTATTGTGGCTTCTGGCGCAATATTTAGAGCAATGGAAAACCACACAGAAAGATACGATAATGTCTATATGTCTGGACCACACTATAGATTCTTTAATCCACCCCATATGGAAAATCCACCATTCTGGTTAAACACTAGAATATATTCGTGCAATCTTATTCTCA